AATCTTCAAAGCACTCTCTTTTTGCTTTTATAGCTTGTCTTCTTTTAGCATCATCTTCCTCTATTAAAGGCTTGCCTATTTCTTCTATAAGAAGATCTACAGCTCCTTTACTTGCTTCTATTAACTTTTCTAAAGTTTTAAGAGCATAATCTCTATTCTGCTCCTTCATAAACTGCTAACACATCAAAGTTACGCATGCGAAGAAGTTTTTGCCCATCTATATTCATGTCATATTCAGAGTTTTCACTCCACATAACTCTGTCTCCCTCTTTAACTCCCTGATCTTTCATCCAGTCATTTATTATAACTGCTTTTCCATGAAGCTCTACTTCAGATGCTGAAGTTTCTAAAAATATACCAGATTCAGACTGCTCTGGCTCTTTCATCTCTTGCTCCATAAAATTCCAAACTCCTACGGGAATATACTCCTCTTCTCTTTTGATAAGGTATATTTGTTCAGCAAAAGCTTGATATATATTATCCTTATCAGCATGCTTGACATTATTTGCCTCTGTTGCTACAAAATGGTGAAACCAAACTTTATCACCTTCTTGTATTCCAGTTTCTTTAGTGTCTTGCATTGGTGTTTTATATACCGTACCATACTGTCTTGCTAATCTCATAGGATCGTAAGTTGTATCTCTATACAATTCTACTCCGTTCAACATTATAGTATCTTCTGTTTCTTTTTCTACCTCTATCCAGTAGATGTCTTTAATTGGCTTCATTTTTGATTATATTTACTTTTACTATTTACTTAACCTCGTACTCTTCTTCCAGTACTGCAGTATTATATTCTATAGCAGTTGGTTGAGAAAAAAACCTTTTCCAAGGTCTTGAAAACTCCTCTTCATCTTTTTTTATATAAACATCATATACCACTTGTTGATGTTTATACCAAGCCGCTTCGTCTTGAATTATTGCGGTGACTTCTAGTGAACCTCCAAGCATCTTTTGACCTACCTGATAAGTCAGTCCTTGCTTTAAGTCCCCTATTGTTATTTTTCTTATAATAGGGTTTATTGCTTCCATTTTTCTTTAATTTAAATTTATTATATATTTTACTACTCGAATAAATCTCTAGATAGTTTTACATATCCTACCTGCATACCTCTACTTGCAGTAGTTAAAGTTTGAATACCTACAAAAGGAACTAAATCTATGTCGTCAGTCATAGCTAAAGATTTTGTTGTGCTTATTGACTGAGTTCCTCCACCTGCTGTTGCAGTAGTAACTAAACCATATTGAACATTATTTACAAAAACACTAATTTTTCTGTTTTCATCAAAAGATATTCTTAATCTATAAACAGTGTTAGTAGTAACTGTTATTCCTAAGTTTGTTATGTAATCTGTTCCACCTACACTATAAACAAAATGTAAATTACCATTTGTAGTTAAAGCACCCAAATCATCATTGGCAGCGTATAAAAAATAAGCTTGATTTGCGTCTGTAGCATAACCACCAACCTCTGTAAGTTTTAATCCAGCCCATATAGCAGCATCAGTTATAGTAGCTGATGTAGATATACCACAAGAAAATTCTATTTTATTTTCTGTACCAAAAGGCACAGAAGACCAAGCTGATGAATCTACTCCTCCTGGCATTTCAGTTTCTGCGTCCCTAGGTGTTAAAACAGTAAAATCATTATCAGTTGTTGTTGTAGATAGTTTAATACCAGCAAAATTTGTAGGTCTTCCAGATCCAGAAGATATTTGTAAAGAACCACTACTAACTCCTCCTAAAACAAAGTTTTGATTAGGAGTAATATAAGGATCTATTACAAAAAATAATTTAAATACTTGAGCTGCAATGTCAGTACCATTAGTACCAACTCTAATTTTACAACTACCATCAGCTGTATCATGGACCATCACATTAACCATAGCATTATCAGCTATAGTGCTACCATCTTGCAAACTAACTAAAACTTGAGATGTTGTTCCGTATATATGATTATTATTAAAAGTAAATTCAGCAGTATCTGTAGCAGCTAAGTCAACTGACTGCATTGTTATTATACCATATTTAGCATTTAAAGTAACTGCAGTTGTAGCGTCAGTGGCTTGACTAACTTGAGCATCTGTTATACCTAAGCTTGGAACTTTTTCAAAGTACTCTATAAGTTCAAATCTGTCATCTGATTGAGATACTGTACCATTTACTTTAAGATTTCCATCTTTATCAATTTTAACTTTTTCAGAACCGTTTGTAGCAAAAGATAAAGAATCCCTAGAGTGATCGTAAAATATTTGACCTGCATTATTTTTATTTACATCTCCAAAATAAATATTACCAGCATTTGATGCCCCAGACAATATAGACATCCCAGAATCTGAAGAGTTTTCTAAAACTACCTGGTTAGCAAAAGAGCTAGCATTTACTGCTCCTGCACTAACTGATAAAACGTGAAGTAAACCATCAGGAGTTGATGATCCTGTACCAACACCTAACTTAGTTACAGAAACTTTATCTGTAGAAACTTTTAATGAAGTTATGTTACCAGCACCTGTCTCTACATCTTTTAACTTACCATCTGTTAACTCTACAGAAGTTTGTAATAAATTCTTATAAGTGGAGGATATAGACTTTCCTTTTAAATTACTCATTTACTTTTTTCTTATTTTCTCTATAGACCTACCTGCAAAGTAAGCTCCATATACTGTTATTAATAATGTTTGATATATAGGTATGTAGTTTTCTTGAATAACAAACTCCCCTATATTCCCATCAAACACTGACAAAACTACAAAAATTGCAGTTAAAAATATACATATCAAAGGTCTAATATTCTTGGATAACCAGTTGTCAGACTTCATATCTGCTTCCCAACGTCTAGTAACTTGCTCCTGTGCTTGCGATTCAGCCTGCATAAGAACTTCCTCCATCTTACGCTTTGCTTCTAATCTTTCCTCTTCAGAAGTACTAAGATTATCTATTACATCCCCAACTTGCTTAACAACACCTCCACCTAAAAAATTTAATAACTTACTCATAACTACACTAATTTATAAGCAGTCTTTTCTTTTTCATTTTTATAAGCTTCAAGAACTTGACTTCTATTTTCTTTTGATTTAAGAGATATATGTATCCAAGAATAATCAAACTCATTTATCATTTGATCAAACTCTACACCTGATTCTAATACCCAATCATAAATAACCTTGTTATTCATTTTTCCTTTTTCCCAAAACTGCAAATCCAAAGCCTCACCTTTGCTGTGCTGACTACGAGATGATCCCCCAATAGCTTTATTGAGTTTCGGGCTGCGATAACCACTACTAATACGAATAGGACCAATAGCGTCACGCATAGGTTGAATGAGGTTATCAATAACCCTTTGCATATTTTCCAAATGTTTATCAGACATTTCATTACTAATACCTAATCTTTTTGCTGTGTTACTGTGTTCTATCTCTGCACGAGAAAAATTTTTACTTAACTTCATAATTTAAATTTAAAATGCTTCCATAACTATTTCGTCTATAGAGTTTTGAACTTCACTCTTAGTAGCCTCCATAGTCATCATTATATTTGCTTGAAATCTTTTTACCTCTTCGTTGTTATTAAATATCACAATAGTAGGAACAACTACTATCTTATATTCTTTAGACCATCTTGAATCTGCTGTTATATCAACTCTCTCTATTTCGCAATCAGATAGTTTTGACAACCAAGTTACCTCGTTAGCTTTATTAAAACTAGCATTAAACTCAACAGCTACCATACCATCAGGAAAGTCCTGACTAAAAACTGATAATGACACAAAGAAAAATATAATTAGTAAGTTTTTCATAACTCTATCTTAAGTTATCAATCTTCTCCTCCATTCTAATCATTTGGGTTTTTATTTCTTTTACATCATCTTGTGTAGTCATAATAGTTTGACGTATAAGTTGATCTTTCATATCATACTCCATTCTAGTAATTTCAGGATCAGGAGGAAGAGGTAATTCTTTAGCATCTGCTATATCGTTTTGTAGTGTAAACCACATTCCTACTAATGTAAATATAAGAACAGCAATACCTGCTAATGTTTTTAAACTTATATTAAATGATGTTTCTTCGCTTAATTCTTTTGCCATGATTAAAATATTACATAATTAAGTCCAACACTAAAGTTGTGCCATTGTCTGTTCCAATACTTATTATATCTTCCCTCTACAAATATACCTAAACTTTTATTAAATCTATAACCGTATATTAAACCAAGAGAATAGTCTATCCATTGACCATTATTAAACTTATGATATGAATATATATTGTCAGTGTCTACGTGGTAAGGCATGATATTTCCCCAGGTATGAAACCAAAAATCTTTTGTAAAGTGGTAATAATCTAATCCTAATACAAAAGAATACTCTACAATATTAGATATAGAATTTCTTTGTTTTTCTACGTAATTATTTATAACTTGTGGTATAACAACCTCTTCCCATACCTCTTGACTGTTTGCTACAAGCTCTCCGTCAGGTGAAAAATACTCTCCCCCTAGGGTAATGTTGTATCCTTCTTGAAGGGCAAGGTATGTATAATGTAAAGTACCATTATCTAGTACCCAATCAGAAAGAGGATCAAACCCGTAAGGTTCGGCAAGTCTTTGTACTAAACCCCCGTTGAATGAAAGCTTGCCTTCCCTTACTTGTTTTCTATACCTTTGTGATGCTTCAAAATATTTTATATCTGCAAATCCATCTTCTAAATATTCTACCTTAGCAACCCAATTGTCAGCTACATATCTTACAAAATGATGCTGATTAGTGTAATTTATACCTAATCTTCTTACAAAGTCAGCTTCAAATAAATACTCAAAACCATCTACCCTACCAATCGTAGCTGCATCACTATATGAATTTTCTGTACCGTTATAAAAAGTTAAAGCTCTATTCTCATAACCAAATCTTTTTATCTTTCTAATACCTACAGAAAAAGTATAATCAAATGGAGTCTCTATTACATCCTCCTCAAGAGATCCTGATGTTACAGACCAAACTTGATTATCTCCTAGTGATGTTCCACCATTAACTGCAGCATAAAATGTAGAATATTTAAATATTTTATGTAATCCCTGAGAGTTTCCTATTAAAGGGATAAATAATAATACTAGTAATAATTTTTTCATCTCTTTAATACTTTTGCTGTTGTAGCTCTACCTTCATACATTATATTAAAATTATACACCCCAGAAGGCAATAAACTTACATCTAATTGATTTAAACCTTTGTGTGTTTGATTTTGTTTTATTTTAATAACAAGCTTACCTGTTATGTCATATACTTTTATTCCTACAGGTCCGTTTGTTAATATATTTAAAATATCTCCCATTGGGTTAGGATACATAACTATATTATGTCCTCTAAGCAGATCCCTAGTATCAAGTTCGCTATTTCCACTACAACTCCAGTATAATTGTTGACATTTATCATCCCAATTGTTATTACAACAATAAGGATCTACCATAATTACCCAAGCATAACATGTATCATTTAGCCAGTATGGGACTCCAGGACCTCCAATACAACCTGCATCATACAGACAACTTCCATCATCTGTATTATACACAGCATCATAATTATGAGCAAGAGGATCCATACATCCCTCTAGTACATCTATGCAACCACCATTATCGGTATTTGCTTGTGGGTCATAATTAAAAGAGCTTTCATCTGTGCAACCATATAATATGTCAACGCAAGAAAAATCTTCTGTATTAGCTTCTAAATTATAATTAAAAGCATTTGGATCTGTACACCCAAAAATTAATGGAATGCAAGACTCATTATCAGTGTTAGCAACAGGGTCGTAGTTAAAAGCAGTATTATCAGTACACCCAAATATAAAAGGGATACAATTATCACTTGCTGTATTTGCTTCATCATTATAATTATACATTGTAGGGTCCATACATCCTATTACTACAGGAATGCAGCTACCATCATTAACATTAGATTCTATATTAAAATTAAACGCACTTGGGTCTGTACAACCAGGTACTGGATATATACAATTATCATTGTTCACATTAGCTGTACTGTCATAATTAAGAGCTAACTCATCAGTACACCCAAAATAAAGACAAGATTCATCTGCAACATTTGCTAAAGGATTGTAGTTCCAAGCACTTACATCCATACATCCATATACGTAAGGCTCACAAGAGTCATCATCTACATTTGCTTCCTCATTATAATTATATGCTAAACTGTTTGTACAACCTTCAATTACAGGTACACAATCTCCGCTATCTGTATTAGCTTCTTCATTATAATTAAAAGCTTCTTCTTCCATACATCCTTCTACAACTGGTATACAATAATCACCACAATAAGGCGTAGCACTATATACTGTCCAAAATGGAGGCTGAAAAGGTTGTAGAGCACCTTGACCATTATTTGCAAAAGGATTAATACCACCTTGTATTAAATACACACCATCTGAGTTTTCTAAATAAAAAGAGTTGTGCATTGTTTGAAATTCTACTTCTTCTTGAGGTTGTTGCTGCTGTCCAACTTCAAAATAATATATATCAACTGTTTTATTTGTTTTAAGTTGTATATTAAACTCTTGATTATAGTATCCAGGACCCATTGTATATATACCAACTAAGCTATCTCCTTGAAATAATGCTAAATGTGATTCACCCCATCCATCTGCAGCGTCATCTTCTATTATAAGTCTATAATCACATACAGGAATTATTTCATTTAATGTAGCTTCTGGATCAAAATTAAAAGATGTCCAGTTAATGCAACCTAAAATGTGTGGTGTTTCGCAACTACCATCATCTTGCGTGGCAGAAGGACTAAATTCAAAATAAGTATTATCAGTGCAACCATAAACTTCAGGTATATCGCAATACTCTAACTGTATAACCCCTGAATATGCAGCGTTTCCAAAATTAGGTTCAGGCAACTCCCATATAATATCAGGACTACCGCAAGGTTCTAGATCACCCATAATAACAAAGTTACCATCAGTTCCACCCCATTGAGAACCAGCAACACCATCACCATAGGTATCACTTACTATAAGCTCAACACCTGTTTCAGGTACGCATATTTGATAAGGTATCATGGAGTTTGCTTGATCAAAAGAATATTCACCTGCCATTACACTTTCTACTGGTTCTCCTGTATATATGTCTGTAAGTATCCATCCTGTTTCACCTGGATATTGATCTAGTGTAACTTCTAATAACATTTTTACTTCACCATCATCACAAGAAACATTAGCACATCCACCGTTATCTACCTGTGCAAGTGGATTATAATTTATTGCTTCAGGATCTGTACATCCTTGTATTAAAGAATTATCTATAGGAGGTTCACAGTCACCAGCATCAAACTGAAACTCAGGACAATCAAAATATATAGGAATACCATCAAAAGAATAAGATCCATCATCACAAAATCCATCACCTAGCCAGTCTTCAGGAGCTTCATTTCCTGCACAATCTACAAATAAACTATCTTGAGGGTAAACGCTTAAAGAAATAAGCGTAAATAAAATAATTAATCTACTTAGCATTTCCATCGTCTTCTTGCTTGTCTGATTCTTGAATTAGGATCGTTTTGAGTTTTTTGACTGCTGCGTTTTAATTGACCTAGAGATCTAGCACAAAATGACTTTCTTCTTTTAGCTGCTTTACTACCAGGTTTTACTTTACCAGTCACAGCAGTTTGAAGTTTACTACCAGGATTTGCACGTCTATATGCAGCAACACCTTTAGCTGTCATACCTGCACCAGACTTAGTAGGTCTAAAGTTACCAGACTTAATGCTAGTCTTTATACCCATACCTTTTTTAGCTTTCTTTACTGCCTTCACCTTTTTCTTTTTATATCTAGATACTCTACCTTTAGTATTCTTTTCTATTTGAGCTCTACGTTTTTCTCCAGGAGTAAGCTCACTCCAAGTAGTAGGCGTATCTTTTGTTATTCTTTTAGTAGGGCGAAAAGTATTTTCTCCACCCTCGTAACCTTTCTTGCCTTTAGGTGTACGCCAGTCTTCTTTGAACCAGCGTTTAAGTCGTAAACCTGCTGCTGTTTTTCTAACTGCCATTACTTCTTTTTCTTTTTACCACCTTCACCCCAGTTAGCAGCACCTACTTTTCGACACTTAGCCATTGCACCACTTCTATAAGCTGAAGTCTTAGGTCCGTATCTAGATACTACTTTGTGGTAGCAAGCATCTTTTACAGAGCCACCTTTCTTCATGCTTTTAACTTTTTTCTTTCGCTTTACAGCTTTGCAAGTACAACGTTTGTGCATTATTTTTTAGCAAATTTTTCTACGCCAGAAATGCCAAACGAGCCTAAAACAACCCATACAAATGAATCGTATACAAACTCGTTTATTACTAGGTCTGATCCAACCCACCCTGTAACAAGGTCAGCTATCATTATCAAACACATTATTGCAAAAGCTATAAATCCAACTATAGCCTTTTCATTCCAAGCGTTATCGTTTTTAAATATTTCCATTTTATTCTTCTTCTTCTACCCAACCATTAGAAGGGTTGTTAAGTATATCTAATATTTCTTCATTTGTAAGAGTAGCTTTTCCTTCTAAAAAAGATGGAGTTTCACCCTCAAATTTTACAAAAGTTTTAGTGCCATCAACATTGTATCTCAGTGTTTCTTCACTGTTCTCTAAAACGTAAGCAAAATTAATATTACTTACCTCTTCTTTATCTATTATAACGTATTTTCTCATATCTTAAGGTGTGTCATCTGATCTAGTAGCTCCATTTTTTACTATCGCAGAAGTGTTTGGAGTTATTTTTTGCAAAATAACTTTAGTAACAGTTCCAACAAAAGCTGAATTAAAAGTAAGTTGCCAGTTAGTATTAGTAGCTTTAGCATAACCTATACCAATTTGCTGCACTGAAACATCAGATCCCGCAGATAAAGATATTCCAGAATTAGTGCTTTCACTACCAATAGCTTTAAACTCAAGTGTTCCAGCAGATCTAGTATAATGAACCTCCATTCTATAAAATTCTCCTGCGATTGTTTTATTCCAGTAAGCAGATTTAGGTCTAACCCCACAAAAACCTGTTTGAGTTCCATCAAATGTAATAACACCATTACCAACAGGTGTTTGTCCATTTAAATTAGCTGGTGTAGATCCAGTTTGTACAGTCTCCCAATTAGTAGTATTAATAGCTACAGACTGATCTGCATCTATAGTAACTGTTCCAGACTGATCTACTATAATTCCTTGCTCATTACTTGTTGATGTAGGATTATTAATATCATCAAGTAGACCATTGCCCATTCTATAATAAACTTGAAGGGCAGAACTGTTATCGTAGTTACCTTGATCAAACTTTAAATTAATTGGAGAACCATTATTATAAATGGCTAAAGCATTATTAACATCTAAAGCTGAGTTAAAGATTGCAAACTCATCTATCTTTCCAGGAAAAAAGTTTGAAGCAGTTCCTCTATCGTTTCTAGCACCTATAAATAAATTGTCAGTAGAGCTAAAAGCAGCATGTTTTGCTTCTGTTATATCATTGGTAATACTATCAGAAACGTCCACACCATTTATAAAAATATCAGCACTACTATTTGACCCTGAATTTTTAGTCATTGCAATTAATACATGCGTAAATCCAACAGAGCTTTGATCTCCATCACTAAAAGCTGCACCACTAGTTTCAATTATAAAAGTATCTGTATCTCCTTCAAAAACAAATTTTAATATACCATTAGTGTGTAATTCAAGACGGACTACATCATCAATATTTCCACTCCCAGGGTCGTGTTGTAATCCAAATAAAAAGTTAGTAGAAGATGGTCTACCATCATCTGGTTTAACCCAAAGACTAATAGAAAAGCTATCGTTGAAAACATCGCTGAAGTGATGACCTGTATCTATATAATCATTAGTTCCATCAAAGTCAATACTATATTGAAAATCTAACGCTTGAGTAGCTGATATGTTATTTCCAAGACTAAGCATTAATTAGTGCTTTGGTGCTATGTAAGCTATTACTTTACCTGAAAGAACATCAATTTCCGTCCATCTTCCAAAGATAGTAATACCTTTAGGAAATACTACAGTATCTACAACAGCACCACCAGTACCCTGAGCTTCAGTTTCTGCACCAGCATCTAAATCATGAGCAGCAGTTGCTGTATTAATAAACTTAGTTGGAGCTTCTGAAATTAATCCACCATCGGCATCAAAAACTGTATCTTCTAAAAAAGTTATAGCAGCAAAAATATGATTTGTTGGTGGGTTTATTTCTTCAGATCCAGATGTAGTATATACAGATCCATATTGACCTAAAGAAAGTTCGTTAAACTTTGTGCCTGTTAAAGCCATAATATTTTATTTTAAATTTTTATTTTATACGCAAATGTAATGATAATTTTTTAATTATAATAAAATTATTATCTTTGACCTAATTTAATCTAAGACAATGAGGAATTACCTGAAGTATCTCAGTGATACCTTGTACTCCTTTCAAAGAAAGTACGACCTTACGGATAATCAAATGAGGTTCCTTCTTTTTATAAATGATGAGAAAGGATCTTTTACCAAAAGGTTTATACGAGAAAACATGTACGTTAGTAAAAACTTTAACGATAGGATGTTTCCTGAGTTGGTTAAACGTGACTACATATTTGTTTTTGAAAAACGAGCTTGGAACTCAAATCAACCGAACCAATATCGTGTAACAAGTAAAACACATAGGTTGATTAATAAATTTTACAACGTCCTTGAAGGGACAGAAGAAATATAAAATGGTGAAACTTTTAAAAAAAAGAAGAGCAAAAAAACAAGCGGAGGAGTTAGCTAAAAAAACTGCTTTACAAAAGTTAAGATCTAAAAATAGAGCTAAAAGAGAGGCCGACTTAAAAGCTAGAAGAGAAGCTGCTAAAGTTAAAAAAGCTATGAGTCCTGGAATGTCTGGACTAGCCTCTGCAGAGGAGTCTGCTAAGAAGTCAGCTGAAATGAAAAAGTTTAGAGAACAGCAGAAAAAGGATCAAGATACAACTAAAAGAGCTATGGCTAATAAAAAGTCTAGAGCAAGTGTTGGATTTGGGGAGGTATATGAAAGAATGATGGCTGATGGTACTACAAAAAAAATGATTAAACGCAAAACAGGAGAAGATAAAGCTAAACATGGTGGTGCTCTAGCTATAATGATTGCACCCGTAAAAACAAAAAAAATGAAAGCTGTTAAAAAAGGAGCACATGGTGCTAAAGTAAAAGAAGCAATGTATGGTGCTAAAATGAAAAAAGCTGAAATGGGTGCTAAACTAAAAGAAGTGCCATCAGATAATAAAGGCTTAAGTAAACTGCCAAAAAAAGTTCGAAATAAAATGGGTTATATGAAGAATGGCGGAAAAATGTCTGCTAGAAGAAAAAAACCTACTAGCATGTCACTTGAAGAAATGATAGAAAAAAAAGGTAACTTAGATGTAGCTAAAACTATAAATCTAATTGATAGATCAGGAATGTCATCTGATAAAGCCAAAAAAATGATAGAAAAACTTAAAAAGCGTAGAATGATGTATGGTGGCTCTATGAAGAAAGACGACAAAATGCTAAAGAATGGTGGTAAAATTACTAAGAAGAAAAAAGCAGAAATGGATGCTAAATCTAAAAAACTTCAAAAAGATAGCAAACCTAAAAATCCATTGCTTTCAACTCCAAAAGTAAAATCCTCAAGAAGAGGAGAAGCTGTTCAAGCTAAAGAAGGAATTGCAGAAAAAGTAACATCAGGACCAAAATTAGTAAAATACTATATGTCAAAAGCTGGTGGAGGAATGTCTCGTGAGCAAGCTGTGGCTAAAATGGTAAGAGCAAAAGGCAAAATGATGTACGGTGGCTCTATGAAGAAAGCTATGTATGGTGCTAAGATGAAGAAAAAAGCTATGTATGGAGCTAAGATGAAGAAGAAAGCAATGTACGGTGCGAAAATGAAAAAGTAAATCTAAATGAAATCACCAAAGAAAAATGGTATAGGTGAGGTAGTCACCGACTATGGTCGAAGAGTGATGAGGATTTTTAAGAAAGGGCTACTACAACGTAGCCTTTTTGATTTTTACGGAGATATTAAAGCTGACTCTGTAAAGATAAAAGAATCATCATCAGTGCCAGGAACTCCAGTAGATGGGGATGGTGGTGTAGTCTATATTAAATCTGCAGACGGTAAACTATACTTTAAAAGTAACGAGGTTTCAGAGGTTGAACTTAGCTCTAGTGGAGCCACGCTAACTACAGAACAAGTTCAAGATATTGTTGGAGCCATGTTTAGTAGCAATACTGAAACCAACATTACAGTTACTTATGAAGACTCTGACGGAACAATAGACCTTGTAGCTACAGACACTAATACACAACTTACTACTGAAGAAGTTCAAGACATAGTAGGTGCTATGTTTACATCTAACACTGAGACTAGAATAAGTGCAACATATGAAGATAGTGATGGAACTATTGATCTTGTGGTAGATGACATGACAGCTGACACTAACACTAATGTTGGTAATGCAGATATGACTCTATCTGGCACTAGAAATATTAATACTAGTGATAATACTTTTCAAATAAAAAATGGCTCTACGGTATATCTTGAGTTTGATGATTCAGGAATTACTACACTTACAGCTAGTAGTGACTTAGATATAGGGGCTCATGAAATTAGAGCTTCTAAGTTTCAGTCAGATGTAACTACAGGTACAGCACCATTAACGGTTGCATCTACAACAGCAGTAGCAAACCTGCAAGCAGCAACCGCAACAACTCTACATACTGCAAGAAATATTGGTGGTGTATCTTTTAATGGTTCTGCAAATATTGATTTACCAGGAGTAAACTCTGCAGGTAATCAGAATACATCAGGTAATGCTGCTACAGCAACACTAGCCACTAACGCACAAGGAATAACAGGAGCTACTGATGCAGATGTAACCATAACGTCTGATGGAGAAGTAACAGTGAAGCTTGACTCTGATAACGATGAGAGTAATCAAAAGTTTAAAATAACAAATAATGCAAATTCAGTAGTTTTTTCTGTTCAAGAGGACGGAATAGTAAACATGGCAGGAGGAACTATAAATATTGATGGTAGTAACTCCAACTTAGAGTTAAACTCTGGATCAGATTTTATTCTTGAAGCTGATAATAATGGAGGTAGCGGAGCCTCTTCTATACAATACCCTGATGCTGGTGGCACAAATAGAATTATGTTAGCTGCTAATAGCGATGTAGTAATATTATCTAATAGAGCTGCAAACGGTACAGTTCAAATTAGAGCTAACACATCATCAGCAGGTGGTGGCGGAGAAGTAACTGTTGTCACAGTTGAAGATGATAAGGTAACTATATCTCAAGACTTAGACGTAACTGGTAATGTTTTACCTGGTATAACATACGTAAAGATACTACCAAGTGACTTTATTCCAGATGATGCTGGTAGGCCTGCAATGATAGACGATACTGGTAGTGATAGATGGTTAGAGTCTCATGGTACAGCAAAGCTTTTTGCATCTGTAGATATACCTCCTGGATTTAAAGCTACACATGTAGATATTTATGGTAGCGGAACATCTGCTGTTACTGTTTATGAAGCTGATGTTAATAGCAAAACAGTGACAAGTAAAGGAACTGGTAATATTGGAACACAAATAAATATAACTGACGTAAACTCTGATGCTACTAATTATATATTAATAGAGTTAGCACAAGCATCTGGTGAAGAGGTATACGGAGGAAAATTAACTATAGCAAAAATATAATATGGCACTAGCATCAAGAAAAGTGGGAACAATCCACAGCAAAACAGGGAGTGATTTAGCTAACCTAAAAGCTAAATATGATAATAATAAACATACAGAACTTGAAGCTTTTGAAGGAGAGGCTGCTCTTATATATCAAATACAATTATTAAAAGAAGATATTGACGAGCTTAGAAGATATATTGCTAGTAATGAAATAGCAACAGAATTAGATTGCAGCAACCTTCCAACTTCAGCCCCTAGAACAGCAGGACTTCTTTATAATGATAGAGGTGACATTAAAGTTTCAACATAAAAATAATATAATAACATGGCATTAAACGGAAAATATATATCACTAAAAGCAATCATGGAACAAGTATATGCTGACAATGGTTATCAGTTTGAACTGCCATGGGTTGATTGTATGCAGTGGACAGAAGAAGCTCTTAACTTAATAGGGCATCCTAGACAATACATAAAGAAAGTTACAGGGCATAAAGAAAATCCTGACTTAGATATAAAAAATTATAGAGCACAGTTACCTTGTGACTTTTATCAGCTAGAACAAATAGCAGTAAATGGTATGCCTGCAGAGTATTCAGGTAATACATTTCATCATTTACTATCAGGAGACTGTTGTGATATAGATAATAACTCTGGATCTTCTTTGCATTATAATGATAATCAAATTGTAACTAGAAACTGGGGTACAGATGTTTTAACCTATGATTCAGCAACGCAAACATACTCTTATCAAGAAAGAGATTTGCAGGATATGGAAAATTTAAATATTAGTACAGATGGTACACAGTCTTTTATACTTGGTAATCAAGGAGACTATGAATCTCGTCGTATTACATTTGATTTAAATAATAATAATATAACCCTATCAGTAAAAGAAGGTCAGGTATGTATGGCATACTTAGCTATACCTACAGATGAAGAAGGCCTACCTCTTATACCAGAAGACACAAGTTACCAACTAGCAATAAAAAAGTATCTTACAATGAAGATAGACTACATTGCTTGGAGAAAAGGTGAACTCCGCTCTGATATATTCCAACACTCAGAGCAAGAATGGCAATGGTATGTAGGACAGGCAGGTAATAAAGCTAAGATGCCTAGTATAGATCAGCTAGAAGGTATTAAGAATCAAGTAATGAGATTGCTTCCTAATATAAATGCGCACGAAACATTCTTTAGTAATCAACTAGCTCCAGAAATAAGAAGAAACTTTAATAGATAATGAGAGATCAAGAAATAAATAGTTTTAGTGGGGGTATGCTAAAAGATCTGGGGTCTACTATACCTCAGAACTCTTCTTATGTAGACGCTCAAAATATACGTATTATAACAGATGGAAGTTCTGAAAATAATTCTGGTGTAGTAGTAGATGTAAAGGGTAATACCTATGCAATAGATTTACAATACCAACTACCAACTGGTATCTATGGGGGAGAAGAGCCTCCAGGAGGTGAAGAACCTCCTCAACCAGGAGGCGGCGATGCTGGAGGAGGTACTGTTGTTGGGGGAAATAGAATTACAGAACGCACTACTGTAGTAAATGTAAAAATTATTGGGCATTGTATTATTAGAAACTCTATTATTACTTTTGGTATAGCCTATGGTATAGGCGACTTAGAAGGTATAAACTATTCTGTCATACATAAATTAGAGATAGACTATTCTACAGAAGGTGCAGGAGTTTTAAATCCATCTCAAGTAGTATATGCTAGTGAAGAATTAAATTTTAATGAAGAATATCCAATACAAGCAATAGGAAGATATGAGTCTGAGTTTGTACAAAGAGTGTATTGGACAGATAATTTAAATCCTGTAAGAACAATAAATGTGATGCAGGAAGACCTTATGGATTTGCCAGCAATAGAGTTGGGATTAAATATTCCTGTAAACTTTAGTAGCCCTGAAATACAAAGGGTAAGTTTTTCAGGAAGTCTGCCAGCAGGAATGTATCAATACGCATATAGACTAAAAACAAATGAAGGAGCAGTAACTAGATTTTCTCCATTATCAACCTTTACACATGTTGTAGATGGTTCTAAGTATTGGGATTATCAAGAAGACCCTGAAAACCAAACAGAATATAGTAATACAACTCCTGGAGAACTAACAGATAAAGCTATTATTATAGACATTAAAGATGTTGATACTGATTATGATCTTATAGAACTTGCTGCTGTTTATAAAACTGCAGATGGAGCTGTACAAAATTGTTATATAGTAGGATCAAGTAGCGTATCATCAGAAACCCTAACTTTTACACACAGTACTGATGTGGGAGAAAGTATATTGTTAGAAGAGGTTACAGAGTTTACTAATATTCCGTCTAAAGTTAGAGATATAGTTACTAAAGATAATAGGTTATTTTTAGGAAATGTACAGTACTCACCATTTAATTTAGAGTTTAATGCTAGAGCTTATAGATATAGAAGATCTGATAATTTTAGATACCCTTTACAGCCTGGTCCAACAACAACTTATGTAGACGAAGACTTTGATCCTATAACACAAGAAGGTTCTAATATATATACTGTTACAGAAAATTTAGATGCTATAAATCCTTATAATAGTATATCTCTTGAGCAAGTTCCCGAAGATCTTACATATAAATTTAAGAAAGATGGGTACACTTTAGGTGGAGAAGGTCCTAATATAAGCTATGAGTTTATTAAGAAAAAACTAAATGGTAATAGTGGAAGAGGTAATTATTATATACCAGAAGAAGCACCGTTTGTAAGCGCTCCTTTTAAAGCACCCGACCAACCAGGAGACTATAAAGACCCTTATAATGCATCAACATTTGTAGGGTACAGAAGAGATGAGGTGTATAGATTTGGAATTGTTCTTTATGATTTAGAAGGTAATCCTGGATTTGTTAACTGGATTGGTGACATAAGATTTCCAAGTTATGAAGATTATGATCATAAAAACGGCGAAGGAATTTATAATTATACACTAGCGCAGGTATATAATCTTGGAGATAATAATAGGTATGAAAGCGGAACTAATTATGTACATAGCGATACAAATGTAAATGCATATGAGTTTATGGATGTTGTTAATCCTAATGAATTGTATGGGCAAAGAAGTCAATACGATAATAATGATATTAATTTTAATGAATTTGCAGGCGGAGAAATATTTGCTTTAGGAATTAGATTTGAGGTTAATATTCCAGATAATATAAAAGATAAGCGGGTATAGAATAGTTAGACTAGAAAGAACAGAGGTAGATAAAACAGTTCTAGGATCAGGAATGGTTAACTATATATACGAGATATACCATATTTTAGGAGAATATGTGTATTCTTGTTTCACTTCAGGAGGAGCTGCTCTCACTGAATTAGCTTATAACCATTATGCTGCCACAGGTAGTCAAAGTCAAGGTGAATATCCTGATCGTAGTATAACTATAGATTCTCCTGATTTTGCATTTGGAGAATACCCTATCGAAGGGGATACCTATTTACAAGTTATAGGTGTTGCTACAGGTAGAAGAGAAAATGATTATAATAGTAATAGTTCAGGAAATGCTCATTGTTATTCTGCTCATAAATTAGGATTAACAGAAGACTCTTTATATAAAACTTATGAAATAGATTTTTCTGCAAAACTAGATTCTGGAGCAAACTTACAAATTCCTGGATTTACGCTTCAACCTGATAGTCCTGAAATAGATACTACTTATCTAGGTGTTTATAATATAGACGTTAGAAATGAAGCAGATGGGAGTGGAGATAAGATAAGAGGAGATACTTTCTTTATAAGACTAAAAGAAGGACAACCATTAGATTGGTATGATGTATTTATACATTCTGGTGCAGATTTAGGAGGGAACGGAAATGGAAAACTATTAGCCTCTGTTAGAAAAGAAAGACCAAATCAGTACGGTGGAAATACAAATTTAAACAGAAAAAATAGCTCTTACATATCTGCAGGGCCTTTTATAAATATAGAAGAAAGTCATATTTTAGATAATGAAGGAGGACATGAAGTTTGGGGAGGAGATACTTATGTAACAATATATGATATAGAAAAAACTAGAAGGTCAGTCAGTTCTGATACTGGTATAGCTCCTAGTTTGCAGTTTAGCAACAGTTATGATAAAGCAACTAGTTTTGCATTTCCTATAGAGTCTTCTTTTAATACAACACTTAGAGGCGGATGGCACTTTGCTAACAAAACTGATTTTGCTTCAGATACAGCCACACCTTTAAATACTTTTGATTTAGAGTCTTGTTACTCTTCTGAAAATACAACAGAAGTTTTTATACCAAAACCTTTTAATTTTGTTGAGACAGAGGTGCACTCTAACAGAATAATGTATTCTGATGCAAAAATAGATGGAGAAAAGTTAGATAGGTGGAGAAAATTTAGAGTGGAATCGTATAGAGATGTAGATGGATTACATGGAGATGTGAATAAACTTGTAGTAAATAATGATATAATGTATTATTTACAAAGTAATGCCTTTGGTAAGTTAGCTATAAATCCTGTATCTACAGTTTTAGATCAAGATGGATCTGCTATTGTTTTAGGTACTGGTAGTGTAATACAAGATCATGCTTATATATCTACAACTATAGGATGTGAGAGTCCATTTCATGCATTAGAATCAAACAAAGGAATCTACTGGATAGATAGAAGAACTAAAAAAATATATGCATTTAGAGCTAACGGACTAGAAAGTATATCAGATGTACATAGTCTTAAGTCTTGGTGCTCTTCTAATATATTTTATAATAGTAATATTATAATAGGTAATGACATGGTAAATGATGAAATATTATTTTCATTAGATAATGAAACATTAGTGTTTAGTGAGATATTAAATAAGTTTACATCATTCTATTCTTACACAACCTCTATGTATATAAATGCACAATCAAAGTTATTTTCTTTAAGTGAAGGTAAGAATGAAATATTTGAGCATAATGTAGGTGATCCTATGACATTCTATGATGTTGTTAGCCCTAGCTCAATAGAATTTATTGTAAATAAAAATCCTATATATACAAAAGTGTTTGATAACATTGAATGGTATACAGAATCAGACGATAATAAATTCCAAATGGGTGTATTCTCAAACAGTATTGATATAAAAGAAGATAACCTATCAGAGGTAGTTGTTAAAGAAAGAATAAACAGAATGCCTGTACCTAGAACAGACGCACAAGCTAGATTTAGGGATACATATTTAAAAGTAAAATTACAAAGTATGCAAGCATTTGTTTTACATTATGTAAAAACCTTATTTAGAATTTCTAGAAGATAATAAAATAGAATATATTTGCTAATT